CTTTTTCAAAGCTTCTTTAGTTCCTTTAGTAGCTCCTACACGTTTGCCAGTGTCTTTTTTATATACAACATATTTATCTCCTTGTTTTTTATAAGTATATGGCATATTAATATGGAGTTTCTGATTTTCTAGCTAGCGCTCTAAATTTAGAAGTAAATTTATTATCTTTATAAAATATAGTTCCTAACTCTACTCCATTAGAACCTCTATTAGGATGAACGTAATTTATTGATACACTAAATGAATATCCTCCTATTGAATTTGGTAATGGAGCGCATATTACGTCTAAAGAAAGCGTTTCAAATAATTGCTGAAGTACTGGAGTTCTAATTTCTCTAGATAAGTCAAATGTATATATAAATACTGTTTTGCCTTTTTTATTTAATCCTAAAGTAGAATTAATACCAGTTTTCAATTTAAGCTCTTTTTGAACTCCTTTAATTATTTGTTCTGAAGGCTCGACTAACTCAGCTTCTGTAAGTCTTTTTTTAGACTCAGATAAAACTTTATTAAGTTCAGCTCGTATTATATTTTTTATATCTATCGACTTCATTATGGTGTATATCTTGTTGTTGATTTTGGCGCGTATTTAGATCCGGCATTTGGATTACCTGGACTATATGGTCTAGGTTTAGCGTCAATATTTAATCCTGAACGATCTTTATCAAATACCGTTTTACCTGCATAAGGTTTAAAATTAAATGCTTTACTTGAATTGTATCTGTTAGCTAAATTACTCATAATGTTTATTATTTAAAGTCAGACAATATTTCCGTAATCAATTTATTTACTTTTGTATATTTTGTAGATTGAATTGAATTTGTTCTATCAACAGACTCATGCATCGGTTTTAAAAATGCTCCATGAGTTGAAGGATTAGATACAAAGTCAAACGCGATTAATTCAAAATCATCTTGCACTTCAACTGAACTTTCTCCTAACTGCTTAACTGAACCTAAACCTCTAGAAGATATACCTAATTTAATTCCACACTTAAATAACTCTTTTAAAATGTTACCCGACGGAGTTGATAAAATTTCTACAGTACCAACTAAATCTTTTCCACTCCAATGCATTTCTACAATGTTATGAGATACGTTGTTTAAATTAACAACTGAAGAATCTGGGTGATCTAACTCACCTAAAGCTCTTCTTTCTTTAATATTGACATCTGAGTATTTTTTTGCTTCACGCATTAACACTTCTTGCGGATATACTCGTCCATTTTGATTTTTAGCGTCTGCACGTTGCAATACACCTTTAACTAACAATCTGCCGTTATTTTTTTCCATTGACTCATTAATCATCTCTGGAGTAACGTCAAACGTAATACAATCTACTAATAATTTTTTTTCCATATTACGATCCTAATTCTTTTAATTGTTTTGAAACTCTCAACAAACGCTCGCTTATTTTAACGAGATTTTCGCGTGACGATTTCCAATACATGCCGTTATTAACGCCCATTTCCTGTTTGAGACGAACGTTATGATTTACTACTTTTTCAATTTCTTTTAAGCCTCTATTAATAAAGTTAATAGATTGATTAATTTTTTTCTTTGGTGTTGCTATTGGATCTTTTTTATATTCGTTATAAGCAATTTCATTTAAAAACAATTCTGAAGACATTTGTTTAAATGCAGACTCTTTTTTAACTGATTTCTTTTTAACTTTTTTATAACCTAACATTTCAATAGTATCATCTCCTAGCTCTCCAAAAGCGTTAGGAGTCTCATATCCACCAGCTCCTGCAGAAGTTGACATTTCTTCTAAATCGTCAATGTTAAAGTCATCTTGCTCATCATCAACTAACTTTGAATTATCTTCTACATTAACTGTTTCGTTAAGTAATTTTTTCTTTAATGTATTAAAATAACTTGACATATATTAATAGGCATAAAATAAATGAACATGTTTACCAGTTGATAGCGAACCAGATATACTATATACACCTAATTCATATATAGTATTATTTGAAAAGTCAGACAATGTCATTTGACCGCCTTTACCTGTACCATTATCAGCTAGCGTTAATGTAATTGTATTAGAATTATCATTAGTCGACATACCAATGACTCCTGCATAAGATCCGGTTGCAGTAAACGGTAACATAGCGTTATCTACTGTTATTATTCTTTGATATTTAGCAGGCCCAGAATGATAAGTTCTAGACGGGGATGAATAAGGGCCTGATATTGGATTTGCGTCTGGCATTGTTATGAATTTTTAAGTTCTTTAATTAATTCGTGATATCGTAACAAATTTAATACATGAGTATCTGTGACAGACTTAACTGATTTATATGTATTTAATAAATTTGCAACTTCAGTTAATTTAATTTTTGTCACTTTATCAGTCACTTTTGCATTTAAAGTTTTTAAATCTTTTTGAATTGAAGTAATTTCATTAACTAAAACGTCTTTTAATTCTGCAGAATCGTTAACTGAATTGATATAGTGTCTTAATAAAGATTTTTGTCCTTCATTTAATTTAGAATATCTTTCATTAAATTTATCTACTAAAATTTTATATGATAACAAACGAACTTCTTTATCTTGCTTTTCAAAAGCTGCCATTTCATTTAACGCAGCTACTTTCTTTACATCTTTACGAGTAATATGCTCGATAATAGTATATTTATTATTTACAATTTCTGAAGGACTATCAGCTACTGTATATTCAAATAGTTTATATGCAGCCGCAAGAACTTTATAGTTATTAACTTTAGCTTTAAAGAAATCTTCTAAAACGTATACAGATTTAATTTCTTTAATTAAGTTATATTTTTGTCTACTTAAAGTAGCTTGATTTAAGCCTTTTCTAGCATGCAATACAGCTTCAATTAAATGCCCCGCTTTATCTTCTTTAGTAAATTTTTCTTTAACTAAAGTTTGATATAGATTGTATTCTTTTGATAATTCTGTATTTTTTCCAAAGTATTTTTTAATAATTGGAATGGCTTTTGAATCGATATTGTTCAAAGTATCCGAAGCTACTTGACGAACAAGAAGTTCAAATAAGACTCCAGTATTTTTAAACTTTGAGTGTTTTAAATTTTTCATTCAAAATATGATTTAATAATAAATATGACTCAATTAATTTATTTTATATTTAACTAGGTATAATGTTAGAATCGTCTGACAAATTGTTAATTTCAGATAATAGAGCTGGTTTTTTAGTTACCAACTTATCTAATCCATATTTTTTCATTAAATCTGTCGATTCATTTCTAGAGTTTTTCCAAGCAACTTTTCCTATAGGGTCATATCCTCTAGGATGATCATGAGAATTGTACTTCATAGGCTCTTTAGGTCTTCCAGCCCCTGGCCATCCTCCTTTAGGTGTACGTTTCTTTTTAGCTTCGCTATCATATTTTTTTTGAAGCTTTAAATCCACACTGTCCTTAACCGGTTCAGCTTCTTCTTCACCGCCTCCGCCAAATGGATTAGCTCCCGCTTCTTCTCCGCCACCTTCTTCTTTTTCTTCACCCCCACCTCCAAACGGATTGGAACCACCTTCTTCACCGCCTTCTTCTTTCTTTTTAACTCCCGTTGGATTTGCTGGATCTTCACCTTCCTCTTCAATTTTCTTATATCGGAAAGTTTCTTTTTGATCTTTAGTTATTTGTTCTGTAATAGCAAAAGCTTCTTCCGCCGTAAAGTTAAATATATTTTTATATATCCATTCTTTAGACATTATTTTACCTTCAACCATTGACTTAGCTAAATCAACTTTACTAGTATATAAAGTTAATTTTTCTTGCTCATAAATTGTTGACGGAGAGGTCATTGAAAGTTCAAAATCAATTAACTCTGCATTTTCAAATCCTTGAGCAAATAAATGCACAATAGCAATTTTATGAAGTTCTGAAATTACTATACGCTGAATACGCTCAATAGTTCTAGCAAAACGAACATCTTCAGCAGCTAACGTAGCCTTACCTGAAATTCCTTCTTCATATCCTAAAAATGCTTTAGGCACTTTTAACGCAGCCATCATTTTATTACGAAGATACTCAATATCATCAATACCCGTAAAATCCATACCAGCAAGTGTATCAATTTCAGTTCCACTTTGTCCACCACGTACAGGTAAAAAATAATCTTCCAACATGTTTTGCATATTGAATTTTAAATTATATTCGCCTGTCTGCGGATCGACGTAAGGAGTCTTTCTCATTTGATTGATAATACGTTGCATAAACGCATCAACTTCTTGAGGTGGAATGTTACCTACATCTACTTTAAATATACGTTTTTCCGGAGCTCTCATTATACGATGAATTAACATCGCATCTTCCATTAAAGTTAATTGCTTCCATACTTTACGAGCTGGTTCAATCATCGACTTTCCGTAAGGAAGAAAATTAGAATCATTTAATAAACGAAAATGAGCAATTTCAAAATTTTCGTAAGTAATGTTACCACCACCTAATTGTTTAAATTGCACATGATATGGATTGCCTGGGTCCATACCTTCTTCACGAATTACTTCATATGCAGACAT